TGCAGTAGGTACAACATCACTTTACGGAATACATTCTAAATACAATGGTATCCCTTTATTTAAAACATTAGGAGAATCAGCTGGTAAGATTAGTTTAAAGCCGGATGATAAATTCTATGACCCTTGGCATCAATGGATTAAGGAAAATAGAGCAGAGTGGTATAAACAAAACATATCAGATGAGAGAGCTCGCAATGGTGCTAGTATGGGTTATGAATCCAATGGACCTGTTAGTGGTATCAAACAAAAGATATTAAGTGCTATCTTTAAAGAATGTGGTATTAAGGCAACGGAATATCATCACGGATTTAAGAGAGGCGTTTATATGGCTATGATGTATGAGAACGGATGTGAGTATCTTAGAAACGAAATTACCGAAGATAAATTAATCCTTAAAGATAAATTTAAGCAAGGTACTGAATACATTAACAAATGGTGGAAGAAACATGCAATCAGTAGATATACAAAACTACACGATGAAGGAAGAATTAAACCCGAACACTTATTCTATATAGATGCTATTGGAATTAGTTGGGAAGAAATGAAAGCTAAATACCTATCAGAAGTAGGGAGATAAAAATAAAAAGAAAAATTATGGCAAAGGCTAAAAAAACAAAAGAAGAAAAATTAGAACCAATTGGTGAAATAAAAATGACACCACCTGAAAAGTTAGAACAATGTGAATGGGTATTTCAATTTGATGAAGATAAACCACAAATATTTGCATGGACATCGGAAGATTCGCCAGATGAAGAACCAACTGTAACATTTACAATTAGTAATACTAAAGATGCATATATCTCATTTACAAATAAAGAAACTGGTAAAAAGTTTAAATTATTTGCTAGAGAACTTTCAACCGAAGGTCTTAAATTAAGAGAATTCCAAACACAACAAAACGAATCATTAAAAAAAGATATAGAAAATGCAAGTAAAAATAAAGAAGCTTAATCCATTGGCACAAATTCCATCTTACGCTAAAGATGGTGATGCTGGTATGGATTTAATCGCAACATCAATTATATCAGATACTCCAACTCAAATAACATATGGATTAGGAATTGCATTAGAAATCCCAAAAGGATTTGTAGGATTGGTATTTCCTCGTTCATCAATTAGAAAGACTGGTTTACAATTAAGTAATTCAGTTGGCGTAATTGATAGTGGATATAGAGGAGAGTTACAAGCTACATTCAATAAACTATTTGGTGGTGAAGGAATGTATGATGAAATGAAAGTAAATAGTGCTAGTTTAACTAATGTTAATGAGTGGTATAAAGTAGGTGATAGAGTTGCACAAATTATGATTATTCCACACCCTCCAATTGAGTTTGATGCAGTAGATGAATTATCTGATACTGAAAGAGGTGAAGGTGGATTTGGTTCAACAGGAAAATAAAAAATAAAATATGTTTATAGAACAAACGGAAGAAAAATCAAATAACAATTTGTGGGTAGAGAAGTATCGCCCATCAAAGCTTGTTGATTATGTAGGTAACGAACACTTAAAATCAAAAGTAGAAGGTTATTTAGAATCAGGTGAAATTCCACATTTACTTTTGTACGGAAAAGCCGGTACTGGTAAGACAACATTAGCAAAGTTAATTGTAAAATCAATTGAATGTGATTATATGATTATCAACGCATCTTCGGAAAACAATGTTGATACCGTAAGAAACAAAGTAACTAACTTTGCATCTTCAATGGGATTCAAACCATTTAAGATTATTATATTGGATGAGTTTGATTATATGACTCACAACGCACAAGCTATCTTAAGAAACTTAATGGAAACATTTTCAGCACATTGCCGTTTCATATTAACTTGTAACTATGTTGAGAAAGTAATTGACCCGATTCAAAGTAGATGTCAATCATTTCAAATCGTACCTCCAACTAAAAAAGATGTTGCTATGCAAATTAGTAAAATCTTAAAGAATGAGGATATCGAATTTGAAGTTAAGGACTTAGTTCCAATTATTGACGCAGCTTATCCTGATATTCGTAAGGTGATTAACACTTGCCAATTGAATTCAATCAAAGGTAAGTTGAAAGTAGACGTACAAAATCTATTAGAGAATGATTATAGAAATAAAATTATTGACATCCTATCTTCAAAAGATGATAAGAGAAATAAGTATATGAAAGTAAGACAGGCTCTTATTGATTCTAAGGTAACTGATTTTACCGATTTATACACAATGCTATATGATAAGGTAGATGAGTATGCAGGAGAAAATACAGCAAATGTAATCCTATTATTAGGTGATGGGGTAAATAAATCAGCAGTAGCAATTGATAAGGAAATTCCAGCAGCTGCTACATTAATTCAAATTTTAAATATTATATAATGGCAAACATTTTAGGAGCAGGTGGACAACCAATCGGAGGACAAGAAGAAAAACCAATTCCATTAGAAAAAACCGAAGCAATCGGATGTAAAAAATGCGGTGGTGAAATTTTCGTACAAGGTTTTGGATTTCGTAAGATTTCAAAATTATTAACTGGTAAACCAAAAGATGAAGTACTACCAGTAGAATTATTCCTTTGTGGAGATTGTGGTGAAGTATTAAATGAATTATTACCTCCGGGTTTAAAAGTAGAAGAAGAAGCATAATATGGCAAAAACATTATTCGACCATCTAAACGCAATTACGGATAAGAAAGACCCAAAGTATTGGGACACACTTGATGAGAGTGATAAAAAGACATGGAGTAACTATATGATACTCCGTTTTCTTTCTATGAAACCTGAATGGATAGAACTAATTGCAGATATACAACCTTACATACAGGAGGCACCTCCTAAAGCAATGTATCTTTGTTTAATTGGATTGATTCCAAAGACAAGAGCATTTCTAAAATATATGAAACCAGCTTCATCTGAAAAGTATGAAGATTGGATTATTGAATTGGTAGCAAGACAATATGAAGTATCTTTAACTGAAGCGGAGGATTATCTTAAAATCCTTTATGAAACTACAAGTGGTAAAATGCACATAAAGGAAATCGCAGAGAATTATGGTACTGACCCTAAACAAATTACTAAGTTAAAACTAAAAGTTTAATTTGGTTTACTCGGGTAATTTTCGTATCTTTACATAAATAAACATAATGGCAAAAGTATCATTTTCGCAGTACTCAATGTGGAGTAGCTGCCCGCATCAATATAAGTTAAATTACATAGATAAGTTAGGTGAAAGTTCATCTAACATCCATACAATCTTTGGAACTGCTATGCACGAAACAATCCAACACTACCTATCGGTTATGTATGGTGTTTCTAAAAAGCAAGCAGATGAGATAAACAAAGATAAGCTCTTATTAGAAAATATGAGGAAGGCTTATACGAGTGAGGCTGATAAAATGAGTGAAGGAACTCCTTGTACTCAAATTCAATTAGAAGAATTTTATGGTGATGGCAGACGTATTCTACAATGGTTAGATAAACATATGCACAAATTCTACTCAAAGAGTGGATTTGACTTAGTAGGTATTGAGATTCCATTGAACGCAACCATTAAAGAGGGCGTACACTTTATTGGATTTATCGATATTGTTATTAGAGATTTAGCATCAAACGAAATTATTATCATTGACCTTAAGACATCTACTATGGGATGGAATCAGTATCAAAAAGCTGATAAGATGAAAAACTCACAAATCCTTTTATACAAAAAGTATTATTCAGAATTATTTAATATTCCATTACAAAAGATTAAAGTAGAGTATCAGATACTTCGTAGGAAACTACCGGAAGACTCCGCATTTCCAGTACCACACGTATCAAAGCACATTCCATCACATGGTTCTCCATCTGTTAAGAAGGTGTATGATGAGTTTATGGAATTTATCAACACTGTATTTGATGATGGTGGTGGGTTTAAAGATATCGAATTTCCTAAAGTACCAGGAGCAGCAAAAAAGAATTGTAAATTTTGTGAGTTTGGGAATAGGGGAATATGTGATAAAAAGGCTACAAAATAAATTTTATGTTTTTTTTATTTCATTATACTTATATATATAAATATATTACAATGAACGGAGAAAACACAAAACTGACAACGGTGAAAATACTAAAAGATGTATATTCAAGTTTCAAAAAAGTTTCTTTTACATCCGATGTTACACTTCAAAAGCTAGTTAATAGAACTGTGGAGAGATATGTAACTGATATCGAATTTAGAGAAGAAATGAATGAATACTTAAAATTACAAATTTCAGGTTCACAATTTTAACAACACAAATAAGTTATGGCAAAAAAGAAGATTCTGTTACTTTCAGATGACTTAAGAATGGCAAGTGGAATAGCCACAATGTCAAAAGAATTGGTGCTAGGTACTGCACACAAATACGATTGGTTTCAAGTAGGAGCCGCAATCAATCACCCTGAAGCTGGTAAGGTTTTGGATGTGAGTGAAGATATCCGTAATACATATGGAATAGCCGATGCTAGTGTAAAGATTTTACCTTGGAATGGGTATGGTAACGCTGATTTGATTAGACAATTAATCAATGCAGAAAAGCCTGATGCTATCCTACACTTTACCGACCCTCGTTATTGGACATGGTTGTATGATATAGAACATGAAATCAGACAAAACGTTCCACTTTTATTCTACGCAATTTGGGATGATTTACCAGACCCATTATATAATCGTAACTTCTATGAAAGTTGTGATTGGATTGGTTGTATTTCTCGCCAAACATATGGTATCATTAAAAGATTATCAGCATTAGATACTAAACCAACTTGGAAACCTAAAAAGGATTGGCAAGTTAGTTATGTACCACATGGTATTAATACAGATGTGTACAAACCAACGGAAGTACCTGCAGATTTTCGTAAGCAAATATTAGGTGATAAAGAATATGATTTTGTATTATATTGGAGTAATCGTAATATTAGAAGAAAGCAACCAGCAGATGTTATAGTAGCATTTAAGAGATTTTGTGATATGATTGGTAAAGATAAAGCAGATAAATGTGTATTATTAATGCACACACAACCTGTGGATGAAAACGGAACTGATTTACCTGCGGTTATAGAAACAATGGCACCGGAATGTAATATTTTATTTTCTGATGCAAGAAGACCAGTTGACCAATTAAATTTACAATATAATTTAGCAGATGCAACAATTAACATAGCTAACAATGAAGGATTTGGATTAGCAACTGCAGAATCTGTAATGGCTGGAACTCCAATCATTGTAAACGTAACTGGTGGATTGCAAGACCAATGTGGATTTACACTAGATGGTAAGTTATTAGAAGCAGAAGATTATGTTAAGATTGGTTCTTTGCATGAATGGAGAAAATGGGAGAAGACTGTAAAAGCTGGAGAATGGTCTACACCAATTTGGAGTAGAGCACAAGCATTAGCAGGTTCAGTACCAACACCATATATTTGGGATGATAGAGTTGATGTTGATGAGGTAGCT